TCTTTTTCTTCATAACTTTCTTTTTCTTTTTAGGTGGTCTACCTACTTTACTTCCATAAGTTCCTTGTCCTTTTGGCATTTCTCTTTCCTTTCTTTGTTTATTTTTTAGTGTCTTTACATGCAGGGAATAAAAATAATTCCCAATCTTATTAAAAAACTTAGCTAATCTTAGCCAATGCCACAACATCATTTTTTTGTATCCGTTTTTTTAATCTTATCAAATGACCTCATTCCACCAATTCCGAGCATACCAAACATTAATGGCATCATAACAGACATATCAGCTTGAGGAATAGTAACACCAAACCCTGCACAAATAGGTGCGACCATGTAATTAATTCCTAGCGATAATCCAGAAATCCAACCTATTAGGGGTCTCCAAGAACTTTGAAACCAATTACCTTTAGCATCTTCTTTAAGAACCTCTATTTGAGCAAGAGCAAGTTCTTGACCATGTTTTTCAGCCATAGTAGCTATTTCATGGGCAAGTTTGTTTTTAGTGTCTTTATCCTCAATAAATTTACCTAATAACTTAGATGCTACTGGTAATAAACTAGCTATCATTTTATTTACCTTTCTCCAGGATTTTACCCCTATAAATCAATGACTTAGATGCTTTTCCTCATCTTTTCTATTAACCTATCCCAACGATTTGTGGTTTGATTATATGCCCTGCTATCTTTCATTTCTACAATAGCAGTTTCAATATCATTATCTTCTAATGCTTTTTTGAATTTCTTAAACTGGTTTAATTTTGGCAACCCTAATTGAAATGACATATGGATTACACATTCTTTAACATTATCGTCTATATTCATATCTTTATAAAAAGTTTCTGCATCTTGTATAGAAACACCTAAATCTAAAACAAATAGTTCTCTTGCTCTTTGTTCTGTTATTGGGTTCATTAGTTCATCTTTTTCATCATCACGAATTAAATGCCCACAGCCGATTGTCCAGAACCCCAAATGGTCTTGATAGGGTTCTAATACCAAATGACCCTCTTCCCTCATTATATCGTCTTTTAATGTCTCTAAATCCATTATTTATCCACCTTATGCTCTTGACCTATCCAAATTCCAAAAATTCCAGTCATTACACCCATAACAACCGATACAAATGCTGATTGTGATGCTGTGGGTGCATCTAACCCCATAAACCATTCTGCACATCTCCACGACATTACAGTACTAGCCAACATCATTAATCTTGGTAATATTTTCCATTTTAAAAAAGTTTCAACATTCATCTTAATAATATCTCATTTAAACCAAAACCCTCTAATAAAATTAGGGTAAAAAATAATAATAAAATTCCACCTGCTATTAGTTTACCAGAAAAATTTGTAGAACCAATCTTTATTGCAACAAATTCATTACCTAATATTCTTAAAGATAATTCAAAACTATTTTCATCAAGTTTAACTTTTAATGGTTTTTCATACATTTTTTTTGTATCTAATTTATTTTCTGTCATTTGGCTATACTCCTAAGACTTTCCATTACTTTATCAATATCTGGTTCTTCACCATTAGGATTATAATAACATTTATATTGTTTAGGGCAGTTTCTTTCTATCATCATTTCAAATGTTTTATTGCCACCTTGATATATACACGCTTGTTGACCAGTAATTTGCGACTTAACTATTTTCTTTAATCTACAAGTTGTGTATTTCTTTTCTTGTATTTTCCCCTGCCATATTTTTTGTTGTCTGGTGTAATCTTTACTTTTGTATTCGTATGCAAACGCTCTTACAGTTACAACCAAGACAGCTAACATTAGACCAATACCAATAAGCGTATAACCAACCCATTTCAAAATCTCCATTATTTCTTCTTGTTGTTTTCTAGCTTGAATCCTCGCTTGTTTTTGTGCTTCTTTAGCTTCATTAATTCTATTCGCTCTTTCAGCAATTATTTCTTCCCAAGCATTCGCACCAAATCTCATACAAATTATGAATTTTAATTCTTGTCGTTTTTCTTCTAATAATTTTCTATTAATATAGTCATCTGCTGACTTTTCTACTGAACCAAACTGTTCAGCAATGGACATGCCTTTTCCCTGCTTTTTATTCATTTGTTCTTCACCTAGAAAGAACCCATCAATTTGTTTGGCTATGCCTGATATATCTTGAACTGTATTGATATTGCTTTTAATAAACTCTACTGATTTCTGTACTAGAGCAATACCAGTTAGAATTTCTGCAACAACCATTCTACCTCACTAATAAACCTATAAGAAGTAACACTATCGCTGATATAGAAGAAATCATATAAACTTCTATTCTTTTAATTCTCAAAATACTTTCTTTGAATCTTTCTTCAGATACAGCAATATGTTTTTCTAAAGTTACATGAATTTCTTGTAATGATGGTTTAGCCATTTATACCTCGTCTGGGTAATTATATATAGGTGCTTTCCCACTAGGCTCACCATCACTATTAGTAGGAACATCAAATAACTTTTTAAAATCAGCTAATTTAGAACAAGCATTTATTTTATCTTCTATAGTTTTACTGGCAGTTCTAACATCTGTTCTGTATTTGCTTATATCATATGGAATAGCTGTATCTGCTTCTGCTTTTCTTGTTACATACCAATCACTAGATGAAAGTAAACCATTAGCAGTTGTTTTAGTTTGTGCAATCCAATTTGATTTAAGACCTAACTGAACAATTTGTTTTCCAGTAATAGGATCGTTGACTGCTTTGCCATCTTCATCAACTACATTCTCATCTGCTAGTTTTCTCTCAATACCTTTTGCCCAATAAAATCTATTGTCATAACTTGTATCAACATCAGCTTCTATAGATACACCCCACTTTTTTAAATCATCACTTGACCATGAAGATGACCAGTTATAAGGGTGCTTAAACCCATCATCATCTTGCCAAGCCTTACCAACTTTGAGGTATCGTTCTTTATATTTATAAGCCATTATATTCTCCTATCTTGCATTAGCATATTTAAAAGGGTTTTCAGCAAATGCCATATAGATGTATGTATGACCACTGCCATTTACTTGTGTACCACTAGTTCTTGGAGCAAACCCATTTGAATAAAAATCTAAAAAGTTTCCACTATATCCAGTTTCAACAGCAGGGTCATTTGCTTGCAATGCTCTTAATGCTTCGTTAAAAGGGTCTCGAGTTGAATCTAATATCCACCAACTACCACTACCAGTACCAGTTGTTTTCAGCATAACGAATGAGGGTCGGAAACCTAAATGAACATACGTTCCTGCCGTTCCTGATGTTGCTCCATTGCCTATATATTTGCCAAAACGACTATAACCCTCTACCTCTGCGAAACAATAGGCAACCATAGCATCACTAGCACCATTAACCCCATTAGAATCCACATTTGCTTGATAAGTAGAATAAGTTGTATCGCCTACAGTTTTTATATATCCATTGGAGTGAGCAGATGGAGCAAATGAATAAAGGTCTGAAGATAAGTAAAATGCATAAGTTGACTGCAAATCTTTATGCCAAACTCGCCAATGAACAGAATCATCTCTATTTTTAGTAATAATCATAGCAGGTGTTTTCGCTACACCATCAACTTGTACTCCATGACCAATAGTAGCATCATTTGTATTATTACCAGTAAAAGTTACAATGCTAAACCCTGCATCTGTGTTTGTATTACTTACTGATAAAATAGAACCATCAAAGTTAGTTTGTCCAAATGTTGCATTAGTACGAACCTCTGCTCCCATTCCAGAATGGTTTTGGCAATAATAATAAAGGTTTGCAACTCCACTCGCTACAGTAATTGTAGTTGTGTAAGCAGAATCATTTTTTACAACACCAGTTGTATATTCAGAACCTGCACTTGTTCCACTACTATGTGTTCCATCATTTGTTAATGAAAATCTTAAAGGGTGAGATTGTGCAGAACTATCAGACCAATCAAAAGTGTATGTACCACCCTCTTGCAAATCTAAATCTACACCATTTGTACCAAATCCAGTTGAACCATCACTTTTAAAAAATTGATATTTATTAGAGCCAGTACCATGACCAAAATCGGTGCTATCAGAAACCACTTTAACCTTATAAGTTTTTGTTGGTGCTGTACCATTTGCTTTCCAATTCCAAGCTACAAAAGTTTCTGTGTTGTCATTTACATTTGAGTCTGTTCCTAAAGTAAATCCAGTTGATGTAAATGCCTTTAGAGATGTTGCTGAATCTGATTCATCATTAGTCAAATTACTAAATAATCTTTTTGTTGCACCTCTATTTGAATCAAATAAAACGTGTTCTTGAGCTGATAACCTTTTTTTAATCCAAGTCCAATCTGGTTGAAAGTCTACAGCAATAGCAGTATTATCTGTCGCATTACCAGTATAAAGAACTGTATTAAAATGGTCATCTGCTTGTGTATCAGCATTAGGACTTATGGTTGTTTCTGGAAGATTTGCTGAACATAATGCTAGAAAGCCTGATGGTATATATTGAAAATCACCTATGCCATTTGCATCTGCATTTCCTCCTGCTGATATTGCTCCACCAAATGTAGAATCTTGTCCAAAGTTAGCAACATGAACATCTGTGCTTGTTCCATTTGCCATATACCATTGTAGGTTTTGTGCTTCATCATCTGTAAAAGTAAATGTTGGGTTTGCACCAGTTGCAGGATTGCCACCACTTAAATTTCCAGAATATAACCAAGCATTGTTTCTTCCAATAAATCCTTTATTATTATCTATATCTAATGCTAATTGTAAAATATCCCCTGCTTGCATAGTTACATTTATAGCACCACCAACTTGTGAAGTTTCATCATTAATAGCTATATATGGAATACCACCATTTAATACTGCATATCCATAAAAGATAGCACCCCATTTATTTGCTACGTTTCCTTGAGCAATATTTGATGAATAAGTTGTAGCTTGTAACCAACCCCAATCTATTTCACCATTTGTGCTACCAATAGTTTTAACTCTAAATTCACAATACCACTTACCACTAGTAGGTCTAAAGGTATTTCCCATATAGGAATTTGTAGGTAAAGAAACTTCAAGATTTCCATTTGATAATGTGGCAGTGCCTGCAAGACTACTAGATTGTTCGCCACCAGTAAATAATGCATTCCAAGTTGAGAAATTATTCTCAGGACTATCAGGCATATTACAATCAGATGCGACTATACCACTAGATGTAAAATGATGTGTGTTGCCACTTGTATCTGCACCTATTGTTGATGCTGATGCAGTTCCCGTTCCAGTTTGTTCAAATTGTAATCTAAAACCATTAGTTCCATATGAGCCAGTATATTTTATTGGAATCCAAACACCATTTTTAGTTTCACCAAAACTAGATGGAGTTAATTGTGCATCATTGACAAAGTTTACTTCTGCTAAATATCCATCTGTATAATTAGTTAAATTTGCATACTTACCAATCTGATGAAGAACTGCTGTGTTTACATGAAGTAAATCAGAGTTTTGTGCTATAACACCATAACTAGCATCTGTGGTTCTTAATTCTGTTCCATTAAGATACAATCTTACTCTATTTGAATCATTATAAGTATCACTTGAATCAGCAACTTCTGTATCTACTGCAAACATTATATGATACCAAGCTGATGTGTCTCTTAATCTAGCAGAATATGACCTACCAAGTTGGTTTCCACTATTAGTTAAATGATACCAACGTATAATATCACTAGCACCATCAAGGTAAAATATAGTAGAATTTACACTTGAAGTTCCTGCTGACAAAAATATTTGATTAACACCAGTAGTTATATTTCCTCTTTTAAACCACCCACTCCAAGTAAATTTTCTTCTGTTTCCAGTATCACTAGGAGTTCTACTTAAATAAGCACCACTACCATCATCTAGTCTCAATGACTGTGTAGCAACACCATTATAGAAACTCGGACTTGCACCAAACCATAATTCTGAACTTACCATTTATTTTACCCAAAGTTTAATTGTGGACTTCCTAACAAAATTGAATTTGATGCCTTAATAAAATATGGCACAATGTCATACTGGGAACTTGTACCAGATAAACCTAAACTATTTACACCGCCTGCACCTACTGTTTCATAATCTGTTGATAATGTAACTGTACCAGTTCCAGATGAGGGTTGTATAAATACAATTATACCACTTTGACCGATATTTGAATCTTCTGTACTTGGGGTTGCTAAAGTATTTGAGCCACTTGATAAAGTTACAAAAAAGTTTTGGTCTGTATCAAAATTTAAAGTCAATCCAGATGATGTATCAATAGCAGGAACACAAGCAGTTCCTAAAACAATTCTTCCAGTTCCATTAGGAGTTAAAGCAATATCCCCATTAGCACCATCAGCAATAGTAATATTGCCAGAATTTGTTCCTGCATTTGTGTTTAAAATTAAATCACCAGTTCCATTCGTTGTGATGGTAGCATTTGCATTGCTATCACCAACTTGCACTGTATCTGCTTGTAATGTTACATCACCAGTTCCATTAGGAACTAAATCAATGTTAGCATTTGATGTTGAAACTATATCATTGCCATTAACATCTAAAGAACCACCTAATTGTGGACTTGTATCACCTAGAACGTCTGTTGCTGAATCCGATACGTTAACTGTGTTTGCAGTTGTGTTAAATGTTGCAAATGTAATATCGTCTGAACCATCATAAAACTTTAAAATGGGTGCTGATGCACTTGAAGTATCTAGCCAAAATGTACCAGATACAGCACTTGCAGGTCTTGAACTCCCAGAATTTGTTGTGTTTATTGACTCTAAAACATCATTCAAATCACTTCTAAATGATGGAAAAGATTGGTTTGCAATAGTATAATCTGTTGATTGTGCCATAATTATTTATACTCCTTTTAAAATCCCTTTGCAATAAAATCGAAAGTTTTAGAAACTCCAGAATTAGAACTATTTAAAAAGGCAACATCAAAACCATTTATTGTTTTATTTGAAACTGTAAAATAATCTCCAGTTGCCATTGATTGCCCAGTTATTCCTAAAGCATAATTACCACTTTTGAATGGATTTGTAAACGTAACAGATTTAGTTGTTGTTCCAGAAACTATATCATTACCACTAAATATTCTATCTTGCATATCTACTGTAACAGTTACTGCCGATACAACTGGGGTACTAGCCAAATCTCTTGAAGTTAAAACAACCTTAAATTTTAAATATCTAGCTTCGTATTCTCCAATAACAAAATTTCTAAAATTTGTGTATGTACTATTATCATCACTTGTAGCAATTTCTAAATGAGCATTACAGTTTGCAGGGGTATCACCATCAAAGTTAGAACTAGCATCATCAAAATTTCCACTTTTATTATCAAATAAATCATCTGGATTATCTGAACTTTGTGTTATTGATGCTGTAACTCTTGCAGTATGTTTAGCACCAATATCAATTACATTTGCAAATTCATAGTTACCAGTAGATAAAAAATCTGCATTACTTGCACCAGAATCAAAGAACCTAGTTGTATTTGTATCAAAATTCCCACTTGCTGAATCAAATAATTCTGAACTATCTAATTCTAAAGCACCATCTAATAATACAACATTTGTTTTTGTTCCACTAAATGTAGGGTGTTCTGCTTGGGTTGTTATTGCATTAAAGTTTAAAACTCCACTAACATTAGAAATTATTGCAGTAGCATTTGAACTAAAGTTTCCTAACTTATCCACAGCTTTAATAAGATATGTTCCTTTTCTTGATGGTACTGATATTGAAGTTGCAGGTCTTGATATTTTTTCAACTAAAGCAACCGAGTTTTGCCAATCGGCTGTTCCATCTAATTCTTCTGAAAATCTAAGATTATAATAGGCTAAGTCTAAATCTGTTACAGCTTCCCAAGATAAATGTGCTTCTTGACCAGAAACATTACATGAAAAATCTGTTACATCTGATGGTGGTGCGATTGCTCCAACTATGGTTCTTTGTGCTGACACATAAGTTGAAGAAACACCTGCTGTATTGACTGCTTTAACTCTTACGTCATAGATTGATTGGTCAACAACATTTAAAACCCTATGATTAAGACCAGAACCTTGTGCATAAATAATAAAATCAGATTCAGAACTTAATTTATATTCTACCTGATAAAAATCGATAAATTTATCTGGACTTGCACCAACTAAAACATCTAATGCAACAATAACAGTTCCATCATTATATTGAATTAATTGGTCTGATAAAGTTACACTTGCAGGTGGTTGAACTGTAAATGGGTTAGGTAATGTCGTATTTGGTATTGATGCAACCTCTTGTTGAGTTCCAAATGTGTAAAAACTATCTTGGTGTTCTGATAATTGTAAACTAACTGTGTGGTCTGAATTAAGCGTTAAATTTTGTACTCTAAATGGTTTTGCAGAAAAACTTGGTGTTGCATGAGTTATATTAACAATATCACCAATAGATAAATCTAGTGCTGTGGCATCTGTCTTTAATGAAACATCTAAACTAGACCTAGACCTCCTTAAAATGATTTCTGCCATCTCTTGGGCTTGATATGGGCTTGTAAACATAGAAAAATCAAACCTGCCCTCTAAAAGCAACCCACCATCTGCTGTTTTCATTGTTGAATGTTGATCTGCACTAGCTAAACCAGTTTCATCTACTGGTGGGAATTGTGCTGTATCTGATTGATAGTTTTTATCTGGATTAATAAAATTAACAATAACTCTATTATATCTGGAATTTTTGCTTTTACTAGAAACTGATATGCCACCAATAATATTATCTTCTGTTAATGTAATTGATGCTGAACCAGTACTTTCAACTAATATATTATATACACCAGATGAAAAATTTAAATATGACCTTGAACCCCTCACAAATTCTTTTACGTTATCAATAGCTTTTCTTGAGGTATCAATGACAATATGGCTATCCATTAAATCAATCTGACTTGCACCACTATAAGGGGTAATATTAGCATCACATACATCACTAGCAGTTTGCCAATCAGCAAAGTTACTATCAAAATAACTATTAGCTATCCCCATTCCAAATCTTTCGTTTCTTAAATAATCTAATAATTGCAATATAGGGTTATCTGAATATGCCCAAGTTGAACTTGTATCTTTCCTATGGCTACCAGAGCCACCAGTAACAGTTCCATCTAAGTTAGGGTTATATACCTTTTTGCCTTGAACTATTGCTGTAACACTCGGTAATGAGCCAAACTTATCTTGATTCCATTCAAATCTTATAGCTAAATATGCCAAACCTCTTAATCTATGGTTGCTTGTCCAAGAACTTAGTGTGGATAATAAACTTGATGCAGTTTGACTATCTGAACCAAAATGGGGTTCGCAGGTTATTAAACTAGCACCATCATAAAAATTAGCATCACCACTTCCAACAGTTATTTGTGTATTATCTGCAATATCTCCAGACCATGTAACTGTATTATCGTTAATTTGTATTGAGGTAATATCATTTATTTCACCCTCACTTAATACAAGAGCCATATATAAATACTGATTATCTGTTCCAGATGTTTCTAAAAACACTACATGCCCACCAACTTTTCTTGTTCCATAAACTATAGGAATATGACCATTTGCAGTAAATTTATTAACTAAAACCCCTCTTGCTTGTTGTTCAGAATTTTGTTGTGAAAAATCTGGTATTTCTGGCATGGGTATTATCCACCCAATAACATCTTCAACAATACCAACTACGCCATCAACTACATCTTCAACAACATTTACTATTTCCTCAAATGGATTACACATTAATTTAATCTCCAATTAGAGCCTAAATTTTTAAACCCAAGTTTTTGAAATACTGGGTCTATATGTAAACCAGATGTTACCGATAAATACATTGGCAAACCTTTTGCGACTTTTTTAATTGAATCAACTAAAGCTGTAACTAATTTAAAATTTCTAAAACTTTTCTTAACATAAATTGTATGAATATGAATACATTCACTTTTACTAAACCAATATTCTGTTTTGTGAAAAATAGTACAACCAATAACTTGGTCTAAATCCAAATCTTTTAATAAAATTACTTTGCCCTTTTGTATTATCGCATTAATAAAGTTTTTTAATTTAGGCTCGTCTACTTCTGGATAATCTAAATCAACTAAATCTTCATCTTTAAAATTTATCAATAAATCACAAATTGTTTGTAAATCTTTCTTTTCAGCTTGATATAAATGTATACTCATACTCTACCCCATTTAATATCTTTGACTGTGAGTGCAGAAAATTCCATACCTTTATCAGCACTAAAGAACCTTTTTTGGGAATTATCGGTGGTTGTCCTGCCACTTGTTTTACTAAAATTTCCCCAATGTGATGTAATTGTTAGAATTAAATTTGCCCTCGTTGTATTATCGGTAATCTTATAATTGTTAATTGTACCATAAAACAATAAAAATGGGTCTGATATTAAAGCTAAATTTGTATCTAAAAAACCTCTATAAATATGAACGTCATCATTTATTATATTTTCATTAAGAACTATAGCCACATATGTTTGGTCTACTGCTGATAAACTTATAGATAAACTATTCTTTGTGGGTTTATTTGTTTCACTAACCCCAGTTATACTTTGTAAATGCCCATTTGATAAATAGGTTCTTGATGTTCCAGAAACACTTGATGTTATATCAAAACTTGCATTAGTTAAATATATTGGTGTTGCAAAACCAAAATCTATTAAAACAACTGGTTCTATATTTCCAGTAGCTAGTTCTGTTTTTACTGCACTTGTTAAACCTCTAGCCATGTTCTATCCTGGGAATTTATCTAATAAAATCAATGACTTACACCTATTACAAACTTTCTATTACATCAAACTCATAACTAAATAATAAGTTACCATCACCATCATTTTCGCTTGTTGCAAATTCTTGAACATCACTTGCTAGATGTACTGTAAATGGAACTGCATCATAAGTTACAGCACTATCATTTGCTAATGCTTCTCTTAAAGGTGGCTCTATTGTTACTGTTGATGCATTACTAGATGATGTTGCATCTTCTACAACCATATAGACCTTAGAATGTGCGAACTTTATAAAATCACCTGCTTTTAATCTACCTGCACCATCTCCTGCAAATCCATTTATAGCTATAGTTGTATCTGCGACTGCATGAACTCCATCAACTAATAAAGTTCCACTTTCGTTTCCTAAAGCATTTAAATAGCTTGGCATTGTTATTGTAAAATTTTCTTTTCTGGCTCTTTGTTTCATTATAAATGCCATAATGGGTGCAAATTCTGACCTTTTCATAGGTGGATATTGGACTGTAAAACTAAATTTTTGACCTTGTACTTGTCTACGAAATGTTTTTCCACTATCGGTTTCAGAAAACAAAGTCTTTTGATTACTTGAAAGATTAACTGAAATAAAGTTTGTATTTGGTAATGCTCCACTCATATTATAGCCATTCTACCCTTTTCATTTACAGCACTATTTATAAGATTAACTATAGTACCTCTTGAATTAACTAATAATTCGTTAAATCCTCTAGCATCTACTGTGCTTATATTAAAGTTTACTGTTACTGCTTTACCCATTCCACCTAATTTATTATTCGGCACTACGTTTGATGGTTTGTCTGGAATAATTAATTCTGCACCTGCTTCACCAACCATATATGGCTGACCTTGATTCATTCGACCACCTAAACGCCTACCTTGATATTTTTGTTGGGCAATAGTAGCGATTTGAACAGCACCTAATGCACCTATTAAGATAGCCATAGGAATATTAGCTGATGCTAATGCTTTAGTTACACCAGTAGCAGTATTCATAAAAGCATCTGCCATATTTAAGGCTTTATTTATTTGAAATGCCTTTTTATTATTTTGTGACATAGAATTTAAAATCTGTTTGCCACCAGTAATAATCATATCTTTTTTCTGTTGCTCGGTTAATCCAGTCATTTTTAAATCTTGAAATTGTCCAGACTTCATTATTGCCGATTGTTCATTCATAAATGTTTGTCTTAGGGTTTTTTGATCTAATGCAGTTTTCTTTGCTATTTCTAGTGTTTTGTCTGCTGTTTGTTGTGCTATTGCAACTTCCATATCAGCAATGGCTTGAAGTGCATCTATATCACCAGTCATCTTCATACCTTTAGCATCACCAAATTCTGTTTCTGAACCAGTAGCTAATTCTGAACCAACAGCACTTCTTGTACTCATCAAACCACTTGCATCTATTGAATCTTTTAATTTTTTAGTTGATTCTGTTGTTTGATCTAACCTTTTAAGAAAATTAATAACTGCCAGTTCATTTTTACCAATTTTCTCGGCAGTTAAATCAAATACATTATTAAGTTCTTTAAATTCGGTACTACCTATTTCCCCTGCTTCACCAAACTTTTCTGCAACTTCTGTCATAGGTGTTTTAAGTTTTTCAGCAGTAAGTTTTAAATCTTTAACGGCTTGATCTGCTTTTTCAATTTGTTCTATAGACCTGCCAAAAGTAATTTTATTCATTTGCTCTTGTAGCAATGCCATAGCTTGAATTGTATGCCCAATAACACTTCTTATTTCATCTAAAATACCACCAATAAGAAACACTAATGCTTTACCCTTACCACCTAACATCAAGAAACCTATTACACCTATAGAATCGAGTGGTGCAGGTAATCCTTTAACATAGGCAACTAAGTTTTCCATTGATCTTCCGAGAAAAGAAAACAATGGCTGAAAGGTATCAAATACTTTAGCACCAGTTAAAAGAAAACTTCTGAAAGCTGAAACTAAACCTTTACCCATTCTTTCTGCTAGTTTTTCAATTCCTCCGAAATTTTTAGCAAGTTCTTGTTCTAAAATCATTGCTCCAGATTTAACAAAATCAAAAGGTGCTGAATCCATTAAGGTCATTTTAAACCCAAGAAACTTATCACCTATCATAGACATAACACCATCAAAGGTTTTAGCCATTTCATCACTAGCACCAACTACTGATAATGTTCCATCTTTGAAAGCTGTTAATATATGTTTTCTTGATTCTTCTGCACTAATCTTAACCCCTGCTTCAAAACCTAATAATGCCTTAACACCTCTTTCTCTAAATAAATCTGCTGAATTTATACCACTAGAAAATGTTCTTTGAATTTGTTCTGCTGTAGTTGCAAAATCTAACCCAGATGCACTAGCAATATCGCCAGTAATTTTTAATAAATTGTTGAGTTCGTCTGCATTTTTTGAAACAACTGCAAGGTTTGCTGAACCTCTTTGTATTTCCTGCAAACTAAATGGAACTTGACCTGCAAATTTAACTAGACCTTTAAAGGCTTTTTCACCCTCTCTAGCATCACTAAATAAGAATTTAAACCTTACCCTTAGATTTTCTACTTCTCTACCAGTATCTAGGAAACTTTTAGCAACTAAACCTGCACCTAAACCAATAAAAGCATTTCTAAGGTTAAAGACTGCACCTTTTAGCTTATCAACAGCACCAGTTGCAGACCTCATAGCTTGTCTGGTCTTATCTTTGGCTATAATGTCTATATTTACTTGTTTTGTTGCCACTATCTTTGAGCCTTTGCTAGTCGTTCTTGTCTTTCTCTTTCATCACTTTGAATTTGAAAGTATGCTAACCACATATTAAACTCATCTACTGACATTTGCAAGATTTCGGAAACAGTCTTGTGTAGCTTTTCTGCTAACCCAAAAATATTATGTAATTCTACATCATTTCTAAGTTTTTTTTATTATCTTCAATATCTGTGTTTCCAGTTCCCATAATCTTTGTCGCAACATCTGCAATAACATTGGTATCAGCTTTAGTTTTAAAAGCTAGAACATGACTTCCATTAAACATTTTATTACCATCTTTTGTTAATGCCTTTTCAATAATAACATCAATCAAAACAATTAAATCTGTGCCACTAGCACCTTTAAAAATCTTTTGTTTTTCAAGCATATTAAAAGGTTTACAAAATATAGCTTTATCGCCTACTAAATCCCATTCTGGTACTTCAATTATTTGAGTGTCAAGGGTACTGAAATGGTTTCTAATACCATCAAAATAATCAATTTTTTGTTCTGTCATTTACACAGTACCGATAGTAAGACCACCATTGCCTTGTACTGATACAGTTCTAGTTGTAACACCATCTAATGTAACACCTACTGACATTCCAGTTACAATACCAGTTCCAGAGAATTTTCTATCTCCAGAAGCATTACCCTCTGGTAAAAATGCAAATGTAAGTTCTGCACCTTGTACAAGATTAGTTTGTGCTGTATCTGTTTCATCAAAGTTCATATCAATACTTGCTGTATAAGTACCTCTACCAACTAAATAGGATTTCATTGAATTTCCTAAAGGTGTATCTTCTACAACGTCTTGTGTAGTATCTACAGTAAATCCAGTAGCATTACCTAGTGTATCACTACCTATTGTAACAACTCCCTCTTTTCCATGATGTGTAGCCATTTATAACTCCTTATCGTTAGCTTCGTTAGTTTCTTTAATTTTTTCAGCTTTTTTAACAACTGCTTTTTCATTTCCTATAGTAAAACCATTTTTCTTAAAATGCTCTACATGGTCTTCTGAACATTTTATAATAGTTTCGCCTTTTTTCATAGTAACATTTTTAGCCATTATGCACTCCCTCTAGTAAATTCATAAACAACCCTTGCTGTTATTCTTACACCACCATAAGGATAAATAGTTCCCTCGTCTGATGATGCTTCTATTATTTGGGTATCTATTGCATTACCATTTCTAGTTATATCATTATCTAAAGTTTCTTCAACAACTTCTATAATTTGATTTCTAACAGTATCTATATTTGTTGTTGTGCCTTTACCAAAAGCAACTATTAAAAAATCTATTGTACCTCGATATGTTCCTGCTCCAGTATCGCCTATGCTTAATACTTCCCTTGTTTCATCACCACTTTGTATAAACATTGCAGGAAACTGGGCATCACTTAATTCTTCAACTTCAAAAGGTTCTCTAGTAATCTTTTTAAACTCAATAGGACTTGTTACAGCATCAAGTTTTGTGATTATATCACTAGCTATGTTTTCTCTTTTGCTCATAATTTCATTTCTTTAAAATAAAAATTTTGAAATTCTTTAATTATTTTATCTTCTTCCTTGTTACCTATAGCAAAAAAAGGTCTTTTTGTATTTCTTTTGCCTACTCCAAAACTATCGTGATAACTTGCAATCTTTTCTCTTTCCTTATTAGCAAAGAAT